TTGGAATTTGTTGTTCCAAAAGATCAAACATCCAATCTTGAGTAAAATTGACGTATTGATTTTCTCCATTATACACACTTAGCCAAGACCTCATGTTAGCTGTTCGTTGATCTATCTCAATATCCTTACCATGTAACCGTAGCACCGTAGTGCACAGTTGACCTAGGACAGGAGTATTAGCGTCACTTAACAGATAACCACGGGCCTTCTCCAGTAGTTTCATAGTTGGGGTTACGACGTTGGTTAAATTTACGCTGGAGTGAAATTTGGCAATTTGCCTCTTAATATCACAGCATGAATTCAATTCTCCCATCCACACCTCGGGAGAATACATACGTGCTAGGAATTTTATTCCAGCACAACCACGTAAGATGGGTTCTAAAGTAAGAACCTGACCGACCATAGCAGCAGCTCGTTTATAAGCTACTGGGTCAACGTCAGCTGTTAAGCCATCATCACCGCCGTAGATGCCAAGGGACATATAAGCTTCCTTAGCACCTATATAAACCCCATCTCTCATAGTCATGCGCAAGGCAACAAAAGCCACAAATGCGTTATCAAGACTATTAAACGGGGACGTTTCTGGGGACCCAGACAAACGAGCAAACAAAGTTTCATACTGGGAACCGAAAGTACCGATTCCTGTCAGATGATGTTGTGATCTATGCAATTCACTAATCTTGTCCTTATGGATCGGATCAAACGCCCTTAATAGCGTCATTAACTCGATCTCACGCAAGATATTAGATGCATGGCCGTCAAAACGTGAAAAATCAGTATTGACAGCCATCTTAGCTTTAAGCAATATATCAACTATACGTTCTGCTGTTTGCCTAGGGGATTTCCCAAAAGCGTACCATGAAGTTCCCTTAAGAACGGAGTCAAAAGCATATAACACCTTCGAATAATCACGCTTATCCGGCGTATTTATCGTAGATATAGCCCGAGGATCTGTTACCTTAGGCTGTGCTTCTCCTTTCATAAACATCTTGGTAATAAAATTAGGTACATCCAGTTCACCATTCCTCAAAACAGATCGCTGTTGAGGTGTGCATTGTCGTTCTAGCACATCATCATACTCCATAGGATGGAGCTTATGAGCTTTAGAATCTGGAATTACTAATTTAACAAACTCAGCCATACATTTAGCTAGGAATTCGGTCCTTTCTAAAAGTGGCTGTCGGACCTCTTCTACCCTCCCTCTAATCATTTGCTCTTCATTAGCAATAGTTTTAGCAGGGGCAAAAGCC